TGTTTTACCCGACATGCGACGTGCGTGATAGCTCCAATTGTAGTATGCTATTGGTGCCACGTGTGGGAGATGCACTAGAAGCACACATGGGTGTGCTAGATCAGCCAGATGTTATAGGAGATTCCAAAACAGAAACACGCGAACAGCAATTTATGTTTGCAGATGATAGGGAAGGTCACAAAGTGATTATTCCATCAGCTGTGGACGATGTTCGATCAATCCGCGATGAAAAATTCGCTCGTTTTGAGAATTTCTTTGAGAGACCTCTAAAACTTAATGCTTATAAGTGGCAAGTTGGAGGTACATTGTTTGCTGATATAAACCCATGGGACGATTATCTTGAGCACCCGGTTATTGTGAATCGTGTTAACAATTTTAAATTGTTGCGAGGAACGTTATGTTTCAAGATAGTCGTAAGTGGCACACCATTTCATTATGGTCGTGCCATTGCTTGTTATCAACCTTTGCATAGATATGACACAGTGTCTGATTTTAATACATTGACGCAGGAGCCGTTAGTGCGTATGACAAGCTTACCTAAGGTATTTATAGATCCTTCAGATTCTTCTGGTGGTTATATGGAGTTGCCATTCTTTTATCATCGTGATTATGTGAATATCACGAAGAGAGAGTGGATAAATTTGGGTAATATATTTTTGCGCACATTGAATCCTTTGAAACATGCAAATGGTGCTAACAATGATGTTACAGTCACTACGTTTGCATGGATGAAGGACGTTGAATTGGCGGCTGCGACAAGTATTGATAGTACTGCTTTGCAGCCACAGATGGGAGAAATAGATGAAGCCAATTCAGGCGGTGTCATTTCTGGTCCAGCCACTAAAGTGGCTGGTGTTGCAGCGAAATTGGGAACTGTACCATATCTGGCACCTTATGCCAATGCAACAGAGATGGCAGCAAAAGGTGTAGCTGGTATGGCTAAGCTTTTTGGCATGAGTAGGCCTCCGCAAACTAAGAATGTGGAGCCTTATAAGCCAGAGGCCGTATCTTCTATGGCCTTAACTACTGTGCCAGATAGGTCTGCA